CATTTGAAGTATTTTGTTGTGCATAATCTGTAAGTGTTGAATTGATTATTCTATTCAAATCAAATAAACCAACACCTACTGTATTTGGAAATTTTGCAATTGTATAATCTGCTACCGAAGAAGATGCATTTGGTGCACCTTGCCAATAATATAATTCACCTACATATTGAAATGAAGATGATGTTAGTGTAGCAGTATTGCTTTCACTTAATGAAAATATAATTGGTGATTGTGCAAATGAACAACTTGCAGGAGTCTGTAATAATGATAAAGCCATTATGTATATAGTTTATATAAAAACCACCTTTTCAATAAAAGTATGTGATACTAGTACTCTGCTTCGAATTTGTCTAACTCTGCTGCTATATTTCCTACTACAAGTTTGTCAACCACATCCTCATAATACTGATTTAACATTGATTGAACGGTCGGGTCATTTAATGCATTATCTGCGAATGGTCTTGCATCCATTTTGTATGTACCATTATTTACATATTCACCATACTCAGCTCCGTTTGGTGCATAGTCTAATTCAATTTCAAAAGAATAGTTATCCTTTGTCTTTATCTCCTTTACCATTTTGGCAGGAGTATTCGCAGCTTTAACTTTACGAAGTAAGTTACCTGTATCGATTGCACGGGTAGGTTGTCTTTGTAGATTTAGTTGTGCAAGAGAACTAATCTGCTTTGCTATGTCTTGTAATGATGGCATAATTTAATTTTAAGGACATCCACAACTACCACTACCTCCTGTAACACACCCACCTCCTGCAACAATTGTTGAACCACCACCTGATAATGTTCTTGGTCTACCATTTCTTGTACAAAATCTTGTAGGTGTTGAAATTGCAATTGAAACCAAAGTATCAGTTGAACATTCATAATAAGTTGCAGTTTGTGTACCACTTCCTGGGGTAAATAGATAATTTGTACAAAAAGTAATTGATGAAGTTGATATTTGTGCACCTGCACCTGAAATTCCATATGGATAACCTCCTATACCACTAAAACTTCCTGAAGATACACATTTAAAACTTACGTTATTATTTGCAATCGGACTATATGAAAGTGATGAACTATTAGTAGGAATATAATAAAATGTTGAAGAAGTTCCACCTTTATAAAATACATAAGAACCACTACATGTTGGAGGTAAAGATTGAGTTACGCATGTTTCTACACCATAACTTGCACTTATACATTGAGGACCTGATTCAACAAGTGTACCAATTGAATTACCATAACTACTATTGCTATTAACCCAATAAAAAGAACTACTAGCTGCACATACTGTTACAGGTTGATATGCTAATATACTTCCTGATACCAATTCATTAGTTCCACATGGTGTATACAAATAATTTCCAAATAAATCTGGAAGATAATTTAATGGGTCACTAATATCAAATGTTACTTGTCTACAACCACAACTTCCCGTTTCATTAAAATAGTTTGAACAATAATCATATATTGGATATTGAATCATTACACTACCACTACCTCCCGCTGAACCGCTATTACCATTGCCTCCACCACCCATACCAAATCTATTAGCACCGGCATTTGAATTGTTATTACCTTCACCACCCGCACCATATACTACATTATTACAACTAAATCCTTGTTCATCGGCCGTAGACCTTGCATAACCACCACCGCCACAACCATATCCAAATGCATATTCTGCAATATAAAAAGTGTTACCAGCTCCGCCATTACCTGCTTTTGTAGAAGTTGCGTTATCTCCAACCGCAGTTGAACCACCTCCACCTCCACCATTTTCAGTATTTGATGTACCACCATTAAATCCATTTCCAGATACTCCTCCTCTACCAGATGCACCCCATGTACCACCTCCACCACCTCTTGCAACTAAATTTAAATCTGTACCTATTATAGAAGATTGTGAGCCTGAAAAACCATCTGTATTTTGTATACCTTGTACCGCGCCACCTTCTCCAACTACAATGTTATATGTTCCTTGAAACAATCTTGCATTCATTGTAAAGTTTGTGCCACCACCACCACCGCCACCGGCTGGGTTAGTGTTTGCAACTCCTCTAGCACCACCACCGCCACCACCAATAACATAAATTTGTACATTATCAATAGTTCCTTTTTGAACTACTAAATCAGCAGCGCCAGTAAACATATGGTATTTCCATTGTTGACTTCCAGATATAAAAAATCCTTCCAATCCACCTGATGCAAATAGACATTTTTGTAATGCTCCTTCAAAAGTTAATGGTATATACATATTATGCGAAATAGTTTGCAGCTACTGCAAAGATTGATGAATTATCAAATGATAAAAATGTTATGATATCAGTAGAACTAGAAATAGCAGTAGGTACATAAGTAAATCCTGTTGGGAATTTAACCGATGTGCCAGTAGTAACTACCGATGCCGTTGTCTCATTAAATATTCTTAATGAAAGAGTTTCACCTGGTAATACATTTGTTGCTTCTAATCTCGTAGTACCTGATGGTAATGATAATGTAAAGAAATTACCTTTACTACAATCTATACTTGCAGTATTAGAACTAATTGTTATTGGAAATACTTGACCTCTTACACTTCCTGAATAAACCATTGAAGAACTTACTAATAAAGTTCCGTTTATAGTTTGGTTACCATTGAATGTGTTACTTCCAGTTGTTGCATAACTTCCTGTAAATGATGTAAGTGTATTTATTCTATCATTTAAACCATTCGTTGTTACTGCAACACTTTGGCTATAAGATTGTGTATATGCATTAAACGAAGAAGTGTTTAGTTTTGTATTAATATTATTTTGTAATAAAGATGCAGTTTGAGTTAACTCAACTTCTGTTACAAAAGTAGTTTGTAAAGATGATGACCAGTTTTCCAATTCATCTAATCTAAAATCAACTGATGTACTAAAAGGCCCTTCTAAATAATCTAATCTACTATCTACTGATTGTGAGAATGTAGTTACATTACCAATTCCACTAATTGTTGATGATGAAATGTTACCTAATACATTTAAGTTACCTGTAATACCCATAGAACCCGTCAAAGAACTGCTTCCTGACATTATAATTGTTCCGTTGAGTGTTTGTGTATCTAAAATACTATCTCCCAAAATATTAGACCCAGATGAGAATATGATAGATGATGATTCTATTAGTGTTACAACCTTACTTGCAAACAAAGTACCACCTACATTCAAATCATTTGTGATAAATGCGTTTGATGCAGTAATATTATTTGATACTACTAAACTGCCTGTTAAAGTTGTTGCTCCACTTACTTCTAAATTTCCATTTACTCTTACATTATCATTTACTGTTACCTTACCTTCTATATCGAATGTACCTGAAACAATAAAGTTTCCGTCAACATCTAAATCACCATTAATGCTTAAATCTTCATTTACTATTACAGATTTAGAGAAATACATATCTCCTGATGATGATATTGCAAATCCTGCATTATATCCCAAACCATCTTGAACACCAATGTATCCTTGTGGAGCAGTTGCACCTACTGGAAAAAATGAAGTATCAGTCCCTAAATGTAATAGAGATTGAAAAGATTGTGAAACATATAAATTACTTAAACTACCCATTTTATTTTTTATTTTATTTTATTCAAATTGCCATTGTCTAAATGCAACATCTGTCCCTTCTCCCCATTTCTCCGGTGTAGTTGACCATACTTTTGGATTAATCCACAAAATACAATTATCACATGTTTGGTAATCTGCGTATGGTAAATCTAACACTTGCAAATTAACATAGTTATAATCATCTTCTCCTTCAAATGTATCTACAACTGTGAAACAACTTAATCCTGTATAATTTTGTAATGATGGTGTCCATACTGGAAATGTCTTTGTTGAAAACACTTGTCCTAATTCTACCTCTTGTTGTATTACAGCCTTATACTTTTCTTCCGTTACACAATTTTCAATTATATACCCACTCCCCGACGGATTAATTAAAAAAAAAAGACAACGATTTTTATCATTGTGGGTAGTTAACTCAAAGGTTGCAACCCATCCGGCCAATCCATTATTAAATTGGTCAGAGAATGATGTACAATTTATGTCTCCGTTTATCTCAAATCCCGCAACTCCTCTTTGCGTATACGAAGTTAAGTCATTTAAGATACCCAATGTATTTGCGTGAATGTCTACTACATCATCTACTCCATAAAACGGAACGGTCTGTGCATTAGTTCTATCACCACTTTCGTTATTCTTATTTTTAATTTTATCAGCAACCGTTAACTGAATTGTATAGTTGGTTATGTTACTACCAAAATTACTTTCAGTTATTAGGATATTTCCTAATGGATACGCAGGAAACTGATTTACATCTATCTTTGTAATATCACCTTGTGTTACTGCAGCGATAGATGGATGATTACTCATTATTGTTTTGAAATAATTCAAAGCATTGTAATAAAGAGTATAGTTTACACCTGTATTATGAACGATTTGTTGACTCATATTTTTTATAATTGTATTCCACCGAAGTATTGATTACTTTGGTCAGGATAGATTTGAGTTTGATTACCAACAGTTTCTAAGTATTGAGGTATATTATTAGAATATGCAATTAAGTAATTCTGTAATCTCAATGCGTAGTAATCTGCATTATTCAATGCTTTATTTAAAAGATAATCAATTTCAGATTTAGCAGGTGCTATACCTTGCTCACTTTGTTGTTTAACTGCTCCATTAGATTTAAATTGAACTGAACTGAATGGAATATATTCTACACATGCATACCACAATAAAGTATATTTAATATGGTCATCCATTAAGTCTTGATAATAAGAACTTAAAGAACTAAATGTGTTTGCAGTGATTTGTGCCTGTAAGTAATCGAATAGGACAGTTCCTAATAAATTTTTTAAGTACTTATCTTGTGCAGTTCTTACAAACGGCAATAAAGCATCTGCATCAATTGCACCTTGCAACGGAGAGTTCTTTATGATATCGTTTCTATTTATGAATAATGCGTATGACATAATTATTTTTTATATATTTCGTATTCTTTTGAAAAGTGTGTTGGCATTGTAAACTTCTCTAATGTTTCATCTTTGCCTGGTATTGGTTCTAATGCAGTTTGGTCTTCACTATCTTCTGTTGTAGCAGGATTTTCCATTGAATCGTTTACATCTTTTTCAACTTGCTCAACAGTTTGACCTGTTTCTTCTGCTGTTTCTGATAAGATTACCAATGGAGTTAATTGTTCAAAGTATAATTCAGCGTTTGTATATCCAGAACAAGTTAATGCATAATCTAATGAATTTAAGATAATGTTTTGGAAAGGTGCAATAGTCATCGTTTGTAAGATACTAAATGCAGTTTTCATTTCTTCTGATTGTGAAGAGAAACCATTGTTCTTTGTTCTGATACCAAACAATAAAGGACTGGTTACTCTATGTGCTACAAGAATTCTATCCTGTGTGTATTCTGCAACATAGTCATACTTCTCATGTAAGTTTGTGATATCAATTACGTCAATTGTAGGTTTAGTTAAAGGGTCATCGTTAAATGATAACATAAATCTACCTGCGTTATCCGTACCTGTGAATTTAGCTTGAACTAAATCTTCGATAGTTTGTCTTTCTTCAGGTGCAGGAACTCCGTTATTAAAGTTTAACATTACCGCTGGTAAGAAACCATTAACGATATTGTTAAAGTGTAAATTTGATATCTCACCTTCTGCCATTGCTAATTGTAAAGCAGATACCCAATCAGGTAAAGAGTAGTAATACAAACCTGGACAATAATGTTTGATGTAAAGTATTTCCATCTTCTCATTAGAAGTTTCAAATGCAGGTATTTTCTTTTTATCTCTTACCTTTCTTTGGTCGTTCCAATCAGTACAATAATAATAATTTTCAATCATTGGTGATGAACCTAACTTCTCTGCTCTTAATAATTGAACAGGCACATGGTACATCTTTTTGATTTTAGTATGTGTGTCATCCCAATAAACTTGGAATGCAGCATTACCAAATAATTTTAAGTCAAATGCAACTCTCTTAACTTCCTCTTGCGGAATCATCTTTTGTAAAGTCTCATTGAATATTTGATTCTTTGAATATAAACCTTTACCAAATATTAAATCAGCAATACCTTCAATAGATGCTGCATTAGTAGTAGATACATTGAAAGCAGTAGTAACTGCGTCAAAGAAATCGTCATTACCATACACACCAAATGGAACGAATGGATAACGAGTTTTAGTATCTTCCTGAATTATAGGAAGAGAGTTATTGTTTACATTAACTATTGAGAATTTTTGTTGTCCTTTCATATTAATCCATTATGATATATTTGTTCTCGCTTTCGTGAGAAACATATTGTGTATTTTTATTTTCGTATACCGATTTGTTGATTGATTGAGATGCATATACTTGTACAGAACCATTCCAAATATCTATTGATGCACTTCCTG